GTCGGCTAGGAATTCCTAGCCGACTTCGACGCAATTGCTTGAGTACGGCGTCGAGCTCGGCGATTAGTTCTTCCTTTGTAGGCGCGCCGGGGGCACCACCAGTATAGAGTTTGGCATAGTGCTCGTCATATTGTGCCAGCAGCCTCACCGTCTCCTCCGGCGAGTAGGGCACCTGCGGCGCGGGGCTGTCGGGTGGGTGGTCAGTCATGGTGAAGTTCTCCGGTTTGACACCACGGCAGCCACTTCTTCGCCCATGCAGCCACTTCCTTGAGTGTTTTGGATTGCGTGGAGTTATGGATAGCATAAAACTGCTGCGCTTCGCAACGATAGCACTTGTTGTCATCAATCCAGATGGTGATCGAACCGAAGTCGCCAGCGGCAACCGCCGCTTTTTTGCGGCGAAATGCGCGGAGAACACCCGAAACCGTGTGAACGTGGTCGAATGCTTTATCGCGCTTAGTATCAGGTAATCCTCTGAGTATAGCCATAAATTACTCCTTGCCTCCGAGTTTCTTGTGCAGCGCCGACAGCGCGGCGCGGGCAGTAATCATCTCCCACGTTTCATAGATAGAATAGACATGGCGGCGTTTGCGCAAAACCTTCGCCACTTGCTCGACCCGCGCCTCGTTCGCGGCGGGGCTGAGGTCGATGGCAAGGAAACGCTGGTCATCACGGTATCGCTTGAACGGAAATAATGGGCCGGCTGGCCCGGTTCTCCAAACACGGAATGGCTTTTGCGCCTTGGGTATGCTCATGGTGTACCTTTCAATTTCTCCCATCTCGTATCGTTTGGATCGTCTTTACCTTCGGTGATAAACCAAAGATGATGAGCTTCACAGTAGAAGAACCGTCGCCCAATCTGGCTTTTTCTGGTGCCATTGCGGGCATCGTGAGTAAATACCCATGTCTCCGGATCGTCGCAGTGGGTGTTTCCCTTAAACATCCATTGGCATTTATGGCTCATGGTAAAGCCTCCTTCCCCTCCGCGAGTGCGGCGATGTGCACTTGGTATGACAGGTCTGGATGAATTAAAGATCGCAACTCCTCATTCTCCCGCGACAACCGGACGCGCCCGGCTTCGCACGCGGCGAGCTGGGCGGCGAGTTTATAGAAGTGCCGCGGTGGTAATGGATAGGGTGTCCGGTTGCTGACCTGGGCAGTCGCCGTCTTCTCATCAAGCCCTTCCTCATCGCGCAGGTTTAGCGCCCATGCTGTTGCCAGCCATGCTATCAAGTTTCCGTAGCCATATTGTTCTGCATCAGTGAGTGTCCGGCAGATTGCACGAAGTTCTTGCTGCGACATGACACAACTTGGGAATGCGTGTTTAAGTACGCGCTTAACTAATTTGGAATTATCACTCATGACTTGCTCCATTTTCTAGGGTCGCCCCACTCTCGGATTACCGCCGTGCGGGTCATGTGTTCCCATTGGCATTTGGCACACAGGCGTCTCTCTTTCCGCGCTCCCACTCCTTCGTTAGCTCTGCCCGCGCAAAGAAGCTGATGTCGCAATTTGCTCCATTGGCACCGTTCTTGCCGCAGTCATAACCAGCTTTGTAGGCGCTGGTGAGATTGGCGGACGGGATGATGGGGATGCGAACTTGTGTGCCATTCAATTCGATGCTCATATTTTCGGTGGTTGAGTTTTCGCGGGCCGGTCCTGCCCCAGCTTGCGCCATGTGATATGCACCTGCCAGCTCCATAGGGTCAGGTAAAAGCCGCCTTGCGTGCGGTGGAATAGGGTCATGGTTTTCCTTTCTCAATCAGCCCGCGCAGCGCCGCCTCAGCCGCGTCGAAGTCGGCCAGGAATTGCTTGAGTACGGCGTCGAGCGCGGCGATCCACGCCTCGTCCCGCGCCACCTTCACCACCAGCGCCGGGAAATTTCGGTTGTACGCCACAAAGAGCCACCACGGGCGGCCCGTGACGTACAGGTTGCCGTGGACTTGCGCCAAGTACTGCGGCGGCACGCGACCGCCCAGCAGGTAGGCGAGATGGACGTGCGGGGACGGGCATTTGATCTCAATGCCGCCATCCTCGCCCAGCAGGCCGTCCGGCGAGCATCCCACCCGCCCGTCGTCCGTCGTGCAGAAGCCGACGCGGGCGATCTTGGCGTTATGGGTGAACTCGTACCACGGCACGGCTTCACCCTCCAAGATGCTGCCCTGCTCCAGCGGGCCGCCGGAGAACGTCTGCGCGGGGTAGCCCATCACCTTCTCCGCGAGCTTGGTGAGCAGGTAGGTCTGCCGTCCCTCGCCCGTGCGCGGCTTGAGGAGCGGCGTAACGAGCGCGTCGAACTCGCTGGCGGTCGGCAGGCCGCACCGCTTGAGTAGCCATGCTTCGCTGCCCTGTTTTACGTCGTGGAGAATCATTTGAATTGTTTGTGCGTGAGAATGAATGCGCACCCCTCATCAGGTTTGATACCCGGCTAGATTGTTTCTTATTGCGGAACTCGACTAACTGGACGGCTAACAGGCCCATTGGGCGTTCGCTTTGGGGCTACTTGCTTGTCGTGGAAGGCGCTTACTGCGTCACTGACTGCGAGACGTTACCCGATTTACGGCAGAAACTCACAAGCCTGACATCATACTGATGGAAGGACTTAACGACTTCTGCTTCCAACAGCGTTCTCATGGTGTATTGCTCCTGTTCGTTTAACTCGCGGTTCACCGAAACCACAAAAGAGAATGGTTCGGCTGTCACTATCATGCGTTCCTGAACGCCATACGTGGCAAGGTTGTCGTTCACGCTCTTGCAGAGTTCACCGACTGCGGGAACCGCTTTGCCCAAGTCGATGCGGAAAATGGCTTCATACTGGATTTTCATTGCCGACCCTTCTTTTGCAGCGCCGCGAACAGGTCCGCATAGCGGGCGCTGCCGATTTCCTCGTAGCTCTTGGCCCCGGCGAATTTCAGGAACGCCGCCTCGTCGCTCCGCGTGTCCTTCACCATCTCGCGTAGCGTTTGCGCCTGCTCGGCGCCGATGGGCGAACCCTCGTTGCGGGCGTCCGTATCGTGCTCCACGACGATGTTGAGCGCGTTGCAGAGCGCGTACCGCTTGGCGTAGGTCATGGCCGCGCCGTCCGCCTGCGTCTCCGTCGCGCCATACGGCCCCGCGCCCGCCCGCACGAAAGCTTGATAGTCGCGGTGATGGCCGGCGATGTGCTGCAAGGTGCAGGTCTGGACAATGCGCCCGTCCTTGAAGTCGGTCGAGAAGCTGATGGAGAAGCCGTGCGCCTGCGCCAGCGGGTCAACCGTCGCCATGATCTGCTCGTAGGGCAGGTAGGTGTAGCGGGTGTTGCCCTGCTTGTCAGGAACGGCCTTCGTCGCCCGAAACTTCTTTAGCTTGGCTTGAAGCGCGGCGAACGCCTCGGCGTACTTCTGCTCGGCCACCTTTTCAAGCATGTGCTCTTGAAGCGCGACAAGGCGCTCCACGACGCCGACGCTTTCCTGCGTCAGGTTGCCCTGCCCAATCAGGCGCTCAATCAGCGACAGCGGCGAGGCGCCTTGCGGCGCGACGATTTCAAGTTGCTCTGCGGGTTTTTCGCTCATGGTGTGGCTTTCTGTTCGCATATTGCGGCGATCCACTTTTCAAGCTCTTCAAGAGTAGAAAAATCGTCGCTGATATGATAGGGCTGCGTAGCCGTAGTGGGAAAATTGGTGCAGTAGGCTGTATAGCGTTCGCGCATGCCATAACTGGGGAATCTCACTTCTACATCAACAACCCCGCCAAAACGGGCTTCGATCAGGTCGCGCAGTTTCATCATGCGGTCTTTCATGGTCGTGTGGCTTTTGAAATCGGATTCGCCCGCAGTTCGGCGTTCGCGCTGGCCGGCGGCTCAACGTGCGGGCGCTGCGGCCCGCCCCCGGTGCCGCGCAGACCGATGGGGTTGACATCGGGGACGTACGGCGGCGCGTAAAGCGCGTCGTGCTGCTCCGGCGTGAGGCGCAGCCCTTGCAGGCCGATGGCAAAGAGTTTTTGGGCGAGGGTGGTGTTCATGGCTTGGCGGGTTTGGAGCGGTTGTCGGTTGAAATCTTGGAGCTTTCCCACATCGTGCCGACGTTGGAGCTTTCCCGCATCTCGCCGACGTTGGAGCTTTCCCGCATCTCGCCGACGTTGGAGCTTTCCCGCATCTCGCCGACGTTGGAGCTTTCCCGCATCTCGCCGACGTTGGAGCTTCCCAGCATCGCGGCGAGGCGTGCGCGCGGGCGTAGGCTTCGTCGCCTAGTTGCTGCAACCGCTCCGGCGACAGGCCGGTCTCGAAATCACGGAAAGTGGTAGCCGAATAGGGGACGACGCCGTAGATGGTCATGGGTGCCTAAAGGTTGTTTTTCTCCGCCCGTTTCAGCTCAAGGAAGGCCCGCCGCTTGGCGCGTCTTGCCTTGTTGGCTGCCGTGACATAAAACTGGTTCGCGTAGTAACCTGCCTTCTTGGCGGATTGGTGCCCCTTGGCTTTGTTGCCTTTGGTCTGGCTCATGGTTTAAGCGGGTTGAATCTGCGGCTAGTGTGCGCACTACGTTGCGCAGGTCAATCCCTATTTCGACTTATTTTGTAATGCCTGCTTCTTCGCCTTGATTCGCGCCAATTTCGCATAGTAGGCCGAATCCCCGCGCACCTTGCTCTGGCCCGTGCCCAACATTCCAATTCTTCGCAAGTGCTGGGTAAGTGCTTCGCGCATCTCCTGCGCGGTGTAAACGTGTGGCATAATTGCCCTGCTTATGCGCAACACAGAGCGCAAAGCAAGCTCAAAATGCAGGCTTGACACCCGGCGCGGGCCGGGCAGGCTCGCGGCGTGAGCTTTACTTGTGAGCGGTCAACCAATTTTGAGGCCGGGTTAAGTCTGTCTCAAACGTCAGCCCCGAAAAATCTGCTGCGCGAACCGTGCGCAGGCTCACCAGATGGAGTAGGGGCGACGATAATTTCTGGCGGTGAGGGACCAGTAAAATGCGGACGCTGTAGCAAGTTGTTTCTTCGTCGCCCTTCTCAGATAAAAAACCACAATTTCTGGTGCGTCCGATGCGACCGCGACCAGAAGAACAAACACAATGCGGAAAAAATAGGAGGTCTTACCCGCCATCAAATTGCCTACCGGAAAAGGCGCTCCTACTATGTTGCTTATTGGAAAAAGGCCGCCAAAGACCCTGAATATATCAAGGTGCGGCGAGCCCGAAGGCGGGTTTGGTATGCGATAGAGACCGGCAAATTGTTCCGCGCCGCCTGTGAAATATGTGGCAATCCTAAGACAGAGGCCCATCACGACGATTATTCGCGCCCGCTTGAAGTGCGCTGGCTTTGCCGAAAACATCATGGACAACTTCACCAAAAACCAACCGTCCACTAACGAAACCGCTGCGCGGTCGAAAGCGGCGACATTTTACCATGAAAACCAACACTGACGGCACAGTCACAGTCAAACTCTGCCTCGACATCGTTGCCTTGTGGCCGGACCGCACGACCACGACTTTTCGCCCCAAATCACTGGATGAGTTCCGCCTTATCAATGACGTGCTGGAAATTGCCACCGCCCACCAAAAGGCTCCGCTCCTGTTTGATGAGTCGCTGCTCATTTGGGATGAGCCCCTGCCCGAAAGGCGGCGTTGGTGGCCGTGGAGCAAACTAACCGGCGCGGCACGGAAAGGGCCGGGAATTTAAGACATGAGCACAAACGCCATTCAAGAAGCCGCCTATTTACAGCTTGGGGCATTAGGCTATGAATATGTGGATACTTGCCCTATCACGGGCGACATCAATTTGGCCAAATATGAACGCGGCCAAGAATATGTCCACCTCTTGAGCGAAATCATCCTCCACCGCGACGGCACTCACACTGCCCTTACTCCACGTCCTCCGCCGCAAAGCGCGCCCAGCTCCACCAGGACGGAGGATCGCTGACATGGCCGCCAGAAAACGCATTTCCGCCGCTATTCGTCGCAAAATCTGGCAACGTGATGGATTCAAGTGCCGTTATTGCGGCAATGAAATATCCGAGAACGCCGGCTCCCATAACCGAGTATGGCATTGCGCCAGCATTGACCATGTTGTACCGGTGCGGGATGGCGGATCAGACGACGAAGCAAACCTAGTCTCCGCTTGTCTATTCTGCAATCTGAGCAAAAAGGCGAAGTCTGTTTCTGAGTTCAGGCCGCTGCATCCGGTGCCAATATGAAACGTTTTACCGAAACTGACAAGTGGCTGGACCCTTGGTTTCAGGAACTTCCACTCGACGCCAAGCTCGTCTGGTTGTACCTACTTGACCGCTGCGATAATGCTGGAGTGTGGGAGCCAAACAAACGCCTAGCCAATTTTACAATTGGCCGGGATATTGATTGGCCCGAAGTCGAGCGGCTGCTGACGGTCGGTGCCCGCATCGAAGTCTTGCCGGATGGTAAATGGCATGTCTGCAAGTTCGTCGTCTTCCAGTACGGCAAGCTCTCCAAAGAATGTGCCCCGCATCGTCAAGTTCTGCGTCTCATTGAAAGGCATGGGCTTCATGCTTCGGATTCAGAAGAAAAGGAAATAGAAGTCAAACCCTTTCGGAAGGCTTACGCAAGCCTTAAGGATAAGGATAAAGACAAGGATAAGGATACAGAACTGATCGAAAGACCAAGAGATTTGATTTTTGAAGCCCTCTGCCGGATTCAAGGCAGCGATTACAAGGCCCTCACCAAGCCGGAACGCGGAAAGGTCAACGCCGCCCGCAAGGAGATCATCGCGGCGACGCCTGGGGTAACGGCGCAGGAGATCGAGCAGCGGGCAATCAAGCTGGCGCGGCTGTGGCCCAACGCCAAGGTTACGGCAAACAGCCTTTCAGCGCATTGGAGCGAGTGTCAGGTAAACCGGCCAGCGGCGACGCTGGGGGGTATGCCTGAGTTTCCCAACTGGCGGCAGCGCATGAAAGACGAGTTTCCCGACTGGCTAGGCCACGGTGATGGCAGGATTGACCGGGAGTGGGAAAAGCTGGGCCAGCTTGACCAGAAGGCCATTGCACAGCAGCTCGGTCCATAAAAAAGCCCCGCCGGTGAAAGCGGGGCGAGGGGAACGGGAAGCGGGAAGGCTAGGCGTGAGCAGAGGAGCGGGGTAGGAAGCAATTTGTCAGCTTCCCTCTTTCCCGGTTGATGAAGCGGCGAATGCCGAAAACATCATGGCCGAAGTTTCCGTCATCGAAGTCGGCCAGTTTCGGCAGGTCCAGCGGACAGCCGTTGCAATGGCAGGCTTCAAGGTCCATTGTGGCATCAAGCGGGTTATATTCAAAACCCGCAGCTTTGGCCATTGCTGAGGCCCGGCGGGCGATGAGCAGAATAAGGCCAACCTCTGCTTTGGTGGCGTTAAATTTGAGTGTATCTTTCATGGCTTAATCATCCTCCAATGTTTCGTTGTGTTGTCGTGTCGTCCCCACCCTCTCGCGGGCCTACTCAGCGCACCTGGGCACCTTTCGGCCCGCGCTTAGGGATGAGGCTAAGATGTTATTCTTTCGCCGCAGCCAGCGCGGCGCGTTCAATCGCGGCAATAGCATCTTGCCGGAAATTGAATTGCTCGCCGGTCCAGCGAAAGCCGCCGGTTCGCAATCCTGTCTTTGGGTCTGAGTCTGCGCACGGAAGCGCAATATGCCAAGCGCCATCTTTTTGCCACCAAGACGCGATGCCTTGTGGCGAGTTATAGTCGGCGCGGTCAAGCGTCGGCGTGTGTGTGTCTGTGCTCATGATCTCATCCTTTGGTTTTACGGGTTTGTCCAACTCATCCTGAACGCGAGCACCCTACACCCGGCAAGGCCAACAGGAAAGTTTAATCCGCTCCCCCACCCTATTTTAACAATCGCTTTACATTTGGTTCTTGACAGCCCACCTTGCCACCCCGAGAGAATACAATCAATCCCAGCAGCCAAACAGGACACACTTGAGCGACACCGAAGCATTGACGGCCCAGCCGCCAGCCAAACCACGCAAGCAAGGTTCGCCCCGCAAAGGCTTCGCTTATCCTGGTAAACTGCCCTTGGCCGTGTGGCAGACTGTGCGCACTATGTACCTTGTCCAAGGCTGCGCACCTTCTGAAATTGCCCTTGCCCTTCAACTGCCAGCAAAGCGCGTGTCTGACCTTGTGTCGCGTGAGGGCTGGAGCAAGCAGAGGCGCGGGAATGTCTCGCAATTGACGGTCAAGTCAGATGCACACGCGCAAGAGCAACTTGCCAAGACCATAGAAGCACACGCTATTCTTGCGGAGCATGGCGCAACTGTTGGCCTTTCGCGGGCGGTAGAAGCAGCAGGGGCACCCATACACAAGGACAACGCGCAGGCGTTCCGCGCCTATGCCGGCGGAGCCCGCGACTTGGTGAACATTGCGCGGCAGGCGCGGGGGCTGGACTCGCAGGGCAGCGCAGGTGTAGCCGGTGCTACCTTCAACCTCACGCAGCTCGTGGTGCAGCCGAGGGAGAAGCCGGTCGTGCGGGTTGAGGAAGCGGCGCAAGTCATCGACGTGACTGCCCTGCCAGTCGCAATAACCGCAGGCAAGTAGGGGCAATCACGCACAAAATACAGTTACGTCTACTAAGTTGTAATGGCTTTAATGAGACTGACCAAGCCAAGCAGGAGACAGCAGATCGGCGCAGGTGACAGGCTGCGTGACGTGCTGGCGTGGGCTGAGCAGAGGCAGCAGCAGCGTGAGGCCAGCTCCCCCCGTGGTCGGGGTGGGGGCAGTTCTGCGAATGCCGGGGCGTCGAATCGAAGCAGGTCTTCCACAGAAGGGGTCACGCATGACGGGGCTTGACAAAAGTGGGAGGAGTGCTCACACATGGAATCACGATGACAACGAAGATTGCCCGATGCTGGCTTGGCGCGGTGGTAGAGGCGTGTCTTGAACTTAGTTACCGGCAGGCGGTGAAGTACGTGTCGCCGGGGCTGGTCATTAAGTGCACGCGGCAGCGGCGGCCGGACCGGAGGGAGCAGGGGGACACGTTGCTGCTGACCATTGGGCCGCCTAATTACTACGAGCGGAGGTTCATCAAACTGTGCCAGAAGGCGGGGGAGCCGTTTCCGGTGCGGAAGGTGCAGTTGAAGGCGTACCCTCGGAAGTGAGCCTTGACCAGTTTCACGACGGGGCGTGGGTGAAGCGGTGAAGACCCTAACTCAGGCATCAGTGAAGCATTGGACCCCATGGTCAACTCCACTCTGCGGTGGTGGGTATCGACTGGCTTGCTGCCACTGCGGGTTAACGCACAACTTCCAGTTTCGGGTGATCTTCCGGTCTTCGGGCTGGGTGAAGAAAAATCGTCGGGCTGATCTGCGGAAGTGCTCGGTCCAGTTGCGATTGAGGCAAAATCGCCGGTCTACCGCCGCTATTCGTCGCAAGCGGCGAACGCCGGCTGGAAAACGTGCTTGACACGGGGGGAGCCGGGCGCTAACGGGAAAACATCATGGCATACAATTCTCCGCTGGGCTCATTCAATTCCGACATGGTGGCGCAGTCTTATCCGCTGTCCGGCGCTGCCCCGGTGCCGGCGGCCACGCCGACTTATGCGGGCACGATCACGGTTGACCCGACGCTGACGTGTTTCCTGCTGGTCAAGGCGACGGCGGCGGTGGGCAACTGCACGTTGAAACTGACCAGCGGTGGGTCGGCCGGGCAGGTTTTGAGCGTGATGTTCAAGGCGGATGCTGGCGGAACGCGGACCCTGACGTTTTCGAGTTACTTCAAGGTGGCGTCGGCTACCATCGCGCCGACGGCGAACACCGCCATCACGGTTTTTTTCGAGTCGGACGGCAGCAATTTCATTGAGGAAAGCCGGAGCGGGGCGATTACCTATTGAGCAAACCGGCTGACCGCCGGGGTAAGCGCTTGGAGGCTTGACAGGGAGTAAGGGTCGCACTACTTGGGGATTCACTATGGCAAAAACAGGATTTCCGGGGATCGGGGCACCGCAGTCGTTCGAGTCGCATGTCCGGGGGAAGCATCACGATCAGGCTTACGGACATGGGGCCATCCAGCCGGACGCCCAGCCCCAAGGTGGGAGCCAGGCTGAGCACACGGAGGCGCAGCACATGGCGGTGGTGGTGAAGCACACGCCGAAGCGGCACGGGCACAAGATCACGCTGGGGTCGGCGAGATACGGGGTCTGACCATGCCCAAGTCTGCTGAGAGGAAGATCAAGCGACAGGGCGGGGTTAAAAAATACCGCTCGTTCTACAAGGGCGGGAAGCTCTTTCGAGTGGCCGTGACGAAGAAGGCCGGTCCGAGGGGCGGGCATAGCGTGGCTTGGGAAGTGCCCAAGTAAGGACTGCCATGCCCCGCCCCGCCGAGACGACAGCGGCGGAACTGCCGCGTGCAAGGAAGTGCGCGAGCGGCGAGGTGGAACTTTACGGGGCGCTGTGGGACGGAGGGCTGCCGAGGATCGCGGTGGAGTTGAGCTGCTACCGGCTGGGCCGGGGGAAGGACAAGGGCGGGCTGGGGGCGGAGGCGCATTTTCGGAACTCCTTCCATTTGATGTGGCCCAAGTACGAGTGGAACGAGTGGGTGGACTTGATGGTGTGGGCGTGGTGCAACTACAAGTACATCGCCGTGATCGGCCATGAACGTGCATCTAAGACGTACACTTTTGCTCACCTCGCGTACCTCGACTATTGCGCGGACCCGACGAGCACGCTGATCTCGCTGTCCACCGTCACCTTCGAGGGGCTGAAGTTCCGCATGTGGTCGGACCTGTTGACGGCGCACGAGACGGCGAGTTGCAAGTACCCGTTCCTCGTGCGGTCGAGCACGAACGAGATGCGGCTCTTTCCGGCGGAGGCGGCGCACGGGGCGGAGGAGAAGTTCCAGATTCACGGGATGGCGATCAGCCGCACCAAGGACGCGGAGGGTCGCATCCGGGGCGGTCACGCGCCAAGGCGGCGGATCATCTTGGACGAGGCGCAGGACGTGGCGGACACCGTGTATGAGGCTGCCGTCAACCCCATGAGCGCCCCGGACGCCAAGATGGTGCTGCTCTCCAATCCGGTCGAGCGCATCAGCCGCTTTGGCGACGAGTGCGAGCCGAAGGAGGGCTGGGGCAGCGTGAGCGATGGCGACCTCGTGTGGGAGACCCGCAAGGGGGTGTGTTTGCACTTCGACGGGCTGCAATCGCCCAACATCAAGGTGGCGGGCGCGAACTTCACGGGGCTCCTGACCGCCAAGACCGTTGAGGAGGTGAAGCGCGAGCATGGCGAGAACTCCGTCTCGTGGTGGAAGCTCATCCGGGGCTTCTGGCCGCCCGACGGCATGGTGAGCCACATCTTTCCCGCCAGCGTCATCGACAAGATGATGAAGGTTATCGTCTTTGACTTCCCGCCCGTGGCCTGCGCCTCCCTCGACCCCGCGTTCGAGTACGATGAGGCCGTCATGCACCTCGGGGAACTGGGCGGGCGGCGGGGCGGGCAACTGGCCGTCAACGGCACGCGCACCTGCGTCATGCAGTACAATGTCTCCAAGGGCAGCGAGCCCAAGGACTACCAGCTCGCCCACTGGGTCATGCGCGAGTGCCGCGCCGTGAACATGAAGCCGGAGCACTTCATCATGGACACGACGGGCGGCGGGCGGGGCACGTTCGCCATCTTGCAGAAGGAGTGGAGCCCGCTGATTCAGGGGGTGGACTACGCGGGCGCGGCCAGCGAACGGCCCCTGCGCACCGACCAGCCGGGCAAGTGCCACGAGATGTTCCGATGGTTCGTGACGGAGCTGGGGTTCCGGGCGCGGGCGTGCGGCGAGGACGGGATGATCGGGGGCTTGGTCAACCTCGACCGGCGCACGCAGGACGACTTGCACGCGAGGCGGTACGAGGTGGTGGAGGCGACCAAGGGCAGCCTGCGCATGGCCGAGAACAAGAAGGATGTGCGGGCGCGGATTGGCCGGTCGCCGGACTGCGGGGACAGTCTGGTTCAATTCGGCGAACTCCTCATCCGGCTCAAAAGCTGGCCCGGCGCGGGCTCGCTGCCGCCCAAGGCCACCACCTCGCAGCTTTGGTCGCGCCACCGCGAGCGGGCGAAAAAGGCTTGTCAAGTGGAAACTTTGGACGCTATGTACCCCGCGTAAGGCTTTGCACCCATGCCCCGCCTCACCAACTGGAATCAGGAGCCCTTCGGAGGCTGGAAGTACGTCCAGCGCGAAACGCTGGCGACGTTCACGAGCGACAACGGCGATTCGCTGGTGGAGAAGGTGCGCCTGCACCGTGCCTATAAAGGACTCAAGCCCGACGACTACGCGGGCGTGCGCTCGGACGTGGAGGCGCAGCTCTGCCTCGGGCTCGATGAGCGGTACTGCCGCGCCGAGATGGGGGAAAAGTGGCAGCCCTTGAGCATCTTCTTCAATATTTCAGTGGAGCAGGTCATGGACTTCACGAGTGCCATGTTCACGTGGCTGAAGGAGGGCGGCAGCTTCGCGGACAAGAAAGTCGCCGTCGAACGCGCCGCCATCTGCCGCGCTTGCCCCCTGAACCACCGCGCCCACGCCTGCGCCTGCGGTCCCCTCTACGCGATGGTGGACTCGCTTGTCCCCGCCGACCGCCGCGAGCCGGGCCTGCACATCTGCCACGCATGTGGCTGCTCGCTCACGCTCAAGGCGGTCATGCCGCCGGAGATAATTAATTATCAGCAGACCACTAATCCAAAGCGATATCCTGACTACTGTTGGCAGGGAAAGGAATAACATGCAACCCGGATTCCAATTCGCCAATCAGGTGCCTAGTACAACGACCCTTGGGCGATGCTCCATCTGTGGCGGTCGCGTCACCGTCCCGACCGTATGGAGCGCCTCCACGCCGCCCGTCCCGACCTGTGAAATCTGCGGGGCCATCGAGGACAAGGGGGCACCCGGCGAGAAGCCTCTTCCCATCATCCGCATGACGCGCCGCGCCGACAACCCCTACAAACCGAATGGCTAAGCCGAAGGAACTTTACCCCGCCCCGAAACGCAGCCGTCCCGTCGCCGAGTCCAAGGAGCCGTCCCCCAGCGTCGGCACCTTCTCCGACGAGAACCGGCGCATCCGCACGGCGGGCGATGCCCGCAACCTCTACAACCAGCTTTTCCTAGAGAACGACCTTCGCTCGCAAACGCTGGCGCAGGTGCGCAACCAGATTGAGGGGGGCCGTCCCTTCGATCCCTCCAAGCTCCACCAAGCGGGCGAGGACTGGCGAGCCAACGTCAATTTCCGCGACGCCGAGGCGAAGCTCCTGCGCGTCTTCCTGCCCTTCTGGAAGATGGTGCATGAGGTGCCGCGCAAGATCGCCGTCTCCGTGCACGTCGTCTCCAGCGACGCCGAGAAGTGGGGCATCGGCATGGCCGAGGCGTTCGACCTGTTCCTAGACGACTGGGCCGACGACTATTTTCAGCAGTTCATGGGCTTCACCCGCGACTATGTGGAGTTCGGCCCCGGCTACGTCATGTGGCCCGACAAGCAGACCCCGCGCTTCGAGTGGATCAGCGCCTTGCAGGTTTATTTTCCAAGGCGCACGAAGGCCAACGTGGACAAGTGGGAGTTGTGCGCCATCCGGCGCGAGATGACCGCCTCCGATCTGTGGGACAAGATCAAGAGTGACGGCGACCGCAAGGCGAGCAAGGCCGCCGGGTGGAATCATTCCGCCGTGGAGCAGGCCATCGCCCTCTGCGGCGAGGTCGGCAGCCAGCGCGTGCACTTCGACGCCAACTATTATCAGGACATGATCACGGGCAACGACCTCACGATTGCCTCGGTGTGGCCCCCCACCGAGATTGTCGATGTCATCAGCCGGGCCAAGGACGGAAAGATCACCCACCAGATCATCACTGAGCGGGCGGACTGCGAGGACTTCCTTTACGAAGACCAGAACGCCGCCGAGACCTTCCGGCAGAAATTCGGGGCTGTGTTCTACGAGGTGGGCACCAACTGCCTCCTCCACACGATCAAGGGATGGGGCGTCAAGAACTACCACTACATGACGGCCATCAACCGCCACAAGTGCCGCATCCTCGATGCGTCGAGCTTTGCGATGGGCATGAACTTCTCCCGCGCCGAGGAGGCCCCCGACGAGTCACCGCCCGTCGAGCAGTACAGCATGGTCAACGTCTTCCCACCGGGGCTCACTCAGTTCCAGTACTTCCCGCAGGTCCAGCAGGGGAAGGAAATCCTTGAGATGCTTTCCCGGAACGAGGCGGAGAACAACTACGTCTATTCCGAGGTGCAGGAATCCATCGCGCAGACCAAGACCGCCAAGCAGGCGCTCATCCTCGCCAACATCCAGCAGGAGATGACGACCGCGACGGCGAGCATCTATCTGGCGCAGGTCGGGCGCATCTTTGCCGAGGTCGTGCGGCGCTTGCGTTTCAGTCGTTCTGACCCCGACTCGAAGAAATTCTACGAGCGGGCGAAGCGGTTCGGCGTGCCCGAGGAAGTGATGAGCGACAAGGACGTGGAACTCACCGTGAAGACGGGAGCATCGCCTTCGATGGCCTCCCCCGCCGTGCGGGCGCAGATCGCGCAGGACTTGATGCAGACCGTCTATCCCTTGGAGGGCTCGAACAAGCGGGCCATCCTTGAGTTCAAGGTGGCGAACCTCACGGGCGCGGAGGGCGCGAGAAACTTTCTCCTGCCCATCGGCACCAACTCCTCGCCGGATGCCCGTCGCATGGCCAAGCTGGAAAACATGGCCTTCGGGCAGGGGATGCCGATGGACGTGGACCCGAGCGACGCGCACGTGGAACATTCCGAGGAGCACTTGAAGCCGCTGGAGCAACTGGCCATCGCGCTCAAGACCGGCAAGCAGGTCGGACCCGACCACATGATCCTCGCCCAGATGGCGCTGCCGCACGTCGGGGCGCACCTCAACTTCCTCAAGGCCGACGAGACGAAGCGCCAGCAGTACAAGGGGCTCAACGCTGCGTACAAGCAGATTGGGGGCATCGTGCAGGGAGCCATCACGCGGCTCGCCCGCGCCCATGCCTCCGGCGCGTCGAAGGAGGACATCGCCTCGCAGGCGCAGCAGCCCGCCGCATGAAGATACGACGTAAATCCCTGCTTAAGCTCGAACCCTTGGAGCGCGGGCGCCGGCACAACCGCACGCCGCAACTTGGGAAGTACCACCGCCGACATTCTCACCGTCAGTCCCACCGCTACGATTACATGAAGGAACCCGATGCCACGTAAAAAGAAAACCCCGTCCTCCCAGAAACCGCCCGGAATACGGTTGCCACACGACCCGCGTTATGCAGGTGAAGTCAGGTGGATAAATCATCCAACTGACCAATTCCCCCACCCCGTCTTCCAGCCTGATTTTCAGGCGGAACTCACCCCGCAGGAGAAGGCGTTCCTGCGCGAGCAGCTTCGCGGCGGCGTGCTGGGCAAGGCGTTCACCATCTCCGCCCGCAACATGCCGAGCGTGCTGGTGGGCGGCGGGGTGGACGACCACTACCCCAACAGGTGCATCTCTCGCCTAAATCAGCTTCAAGGTTGGGTCATGCACGAGGCGGCGCTGCTGGCCGTCGCCGTCGAGTCGCCCGCACCCAAGCCCGACATCACCGAGGAGTTCCCCGCCGCCGCCACGGTTGACACCGGATGGACTTCTCCCGTAAAGAACGATTCCATTCGCGCCAAGTACACCCGCAAGCCAAAGGAGTAATCCACCATGCCTGAAGTCATCACAGCCCCCGCAGTCACGGCGGCACCCCCGCCGCCCGCCAATCCCATGAACCTCCCGCCCGGAGTCAAGCAGCCGAGCGGCGAATTTGGGGCCAAGAACTTCTTCCCCAGTCGGGCACCGGATGGCAGCGCCATCGTTCCGCCGGCCAATGGGGACAATACCCCACCTCCTCCGCCCGCATCTCCGACCTCCACGCTGTCTGAAAAGATGGCCGACGCGGCAGGTCTTCGCAAGCTGGAGGAGAAGAAGATTGAGGCTCCTCCGCCAGCCAAGCCCGCAGGCGATCAGCCACCCCCCGCAGTGGACGCCGATGCCTTTGACTTCGAGAAGGTCGAGCTACCGCCGAAGGTTTCCGAGAAGTCCTCCGAGGCGTTCAAGCTCGTCAAGGCGCAGGCGAAGGCGCACATCGCCAAACTGCGCAGCGAGCAGGAGTCTGCGTCGAAGCGCGTCGAGGCGCTGGAGACGCAACTCAAGACCGCGCCCGTCGGCACCATGACGAACGCCGAGGTGGAGAAGATGAAGTCCGACCTCAAGGCCATGTCTGAGCGCGTGCTGCTCACCGACCTCCAGAGCCATCCCGATTTCCAGCGGCAGTTCACGCAGCCGAAGGCGCAGGCGATCACCGCTGCCGCCGAAATCCTCACCTCCCAGAAGGTCGAGGGGGTTGACTTGCAAAAGCTCCTTGCGCTGCCCCGCGCCGAGTTCGCCAAGCAGGTGAGCGAGGTTGCGGCCAAACTGCCGAGTTTTGACGCCACGGAGTTCTCCGCGCAGATGAGGCAGGCGTACACGCTCACGCAATCGGAGTCTCAGGCGCTCACCAAGTCCCACGATACCTATGCCGCCATCCAGAAGAACCAGACGGAGCAAGGCGTCGCCGCCTTCAACCGCGCAATGGAAAAGGTGGGCGGTGAAGTCACCAAACTTCTTGTGAAGGTCACGCCGCCCACGGGGGCCACGGCAGAACTCGTGGAGCAGATCAATGCCTACAACGCCGACATCGACGCCTTGCAGGGCAAGGCCCGCAAGCTCGCGCTGGAGCCGTCGTCACCCGACGAGGTGGCCGTTTCCGCCATCAAGGCCGCCGCGTATGATTTCCACATCAAGCAGGCGCTTCCCAAAATCCTTGGCGAGTACCAGAACTTGCAGCGGGCCTACGCTGAGAAGGTGGCCGAGTTGGAGGCCGTGAAGGGCAAGAACCCAAACAACATGGGTTTCATGCCGCCCGCGCCTGCCGCCGCCGTGCAGCAAAAGGAACTGGAGAATATCCCGCAGGACGAGCGCATCGGATTCCTCGCGAAAAAATTCTATCCTCGCCGTGCCTGACAATTGGACTCCAGTGCTTTATGAGACCTGTATCAGTGGAATAAATTCCTCTGTCACGCCGGAACTGTTGCCCGCCAACCAGCTTGCATGGATGATGAACGGGCAGGTGCGCGAGGGCAAGCCCGTCACGAGACCGCCCCTCACCCTCCAACTTGTGCTGCCCTCTGGTCTCGTGCAGGGGGCGGACTTCTTCTCGATTCAGGACGGGATGCTGGTCCTCCAGATTGCGGGCAACCTCTGGCGCATCCGCGTGGGCAATCAGTCGTTTGCCTCCGAGCAAATCAACCTTGGCTTTCCCAACTCGGCCCTCATCCCGCAGGCGTACATGTGCGAGACGGATCAGAGTTTTCTGATACAGGATGGGCAGTCAGACGCCATCATCTACGACGGCTCCAGCACGCGACGCAGCGACGTGCAAAACAATGAGGTTCCACGTGGAACACTCATGGCCTACGGGGATGGGCGGCTCGCGGTGGCGACGGGCATCAACACCCTCACCATCGGCAACATCAAGAAAGACGCCTACCAATCGGAGTTGCAGTTTACCGAAACATTGGCTGCGCAAGGATTGGGGCAGGGCGGCGGCTCCTTCTATTTCTCGCAGGGAATGACGGCACTGGGCTTCCTGCCTATCACCGGCACGGCGGATATGGGTTCGCTCATGGTCTTCTCCCGTAACGGGGCCAAGGCCATACGTCTTGACATCACCGACCGCTCCTCGTGGGCGCAGATTCCGGGCTTCGTCTCCACGGTGCTCCGTGACACAGGCGCGATTTCGCAGTGGTCCTTGGCGCAGGTGAATCAGGACATGTACTGGCGCGACGGCTACGGGGACATCCGCTCCATCTCCAGCTCCGTCAACACGGAGCTTTCCGGCGGCAACACGCCGCTCTCGCGCGAGATGGCCCGCATCACGGACTATGAGACGGTGCGGCTCCTCGACCACTCCAGCGCCATCCATTTCGACAACCGCTTCCTCTGCACCGCCTCGCCGTTCCTCGACCTGAACCACGGTGTTTCTTTCCTCGACCTGATCTCGCTGGACTTTGCGGCGCTTGCCAATCTCCAAGGCGAGTCCCCGCCCGCCTACGACGGTTCGTGGACGGGACTCCAGTTCGTCAAGCTCGTCAAGGGAGTCTTTGGCGGCAATGAGCGGGCGTTCGTCATCTCCAGCGACCCCGACGGGCAGAACCGCCTCTGGGAAATCAACCCGTCCTCGACCGCCGAGATTGCCGACCGGACCACGGCCTGCGACACGACGCCCGCCTACAGCCCCATT